GTGATCCAGTGGTGGTGATGTAACTGCTGGCGACTGGACCGAGCTGGGCACCCCACAGCATCCAGGTATCCGCTGGGGTAAGCTCCGCTCCACCTGTGCAGCCCGCATAGCATGTGACTACGTTGCCAACGGCGATGCCAGTCGTTTGTGTATATGACAATCTGAACCACCCATCAGGTAGTGCCTCGACCGTCCATCCAGAACCACCTACGCCAACTTCGTAGTTAAAGGAAAGTGCGGCGAAGTTGGTCGCTGTCGTCGAGTTTCTAAGCAGAAATCGCGCAATAGAGCGCGTTCCTTTCTTCGTGTAAATCGAATAATTCATGCTTGTTGCTGTCGCAACAACAGATTGGATCAATACCGGCACGCCGGATATACCAGCAATCAAATTTGCAGTTAATGATCCATCCGGTGCCGTATCGGCGTTGGCGGTGCGCGTTAGCGATCCTGTCCACGCGGGGTTGTCAAACCGCTCTGAATACCTCAGCAAATTCGTCGCCGCATCCTCAATCAACAACAGAGGCGCAGCACTTAAGTTCGACGGGTTGTAGCTGTACCTCGGCGCATCAATCGGCGCCGTCTTCAGCGTTCCTGTTCGGTCGTAATAAGTCGCCGGGGTGGCCCTTGTAAACGTGGCGATTGGCACCGCCCCCACGTCATAACTACCCGGCGCCACAGACTCTGGCGTGGGAGCAAAGCACGCATCCGGCAGGCCCGTGGCTTCTTCCCACTCGGCCAAGCGTGTGACCGTCTGGTGGGGTTGCCATTGGTACGCCGTCAGCCTGGTGAACTCATGCAGGTCACTCAAGGCACCCGCCAGCGCCCGCATCACCCGCATCAACGTCGAGTTAGGGTCGCGTGGCCAGGCAAAACCGCTGGGCAGCAAATAGGTGAGCGCTTGCCAGAACTTATCCATGGTCAGACAAATGTCACCGTGCCCAACACCAGAAGCCGGTCATAGCTGCTCACCGTGAACAGTGCACCGCTGGTGATCACCGGCGAACTGATCGTGTGGTTGTACTCACCCGTCACACTGCTGATCACCTCTACCAGGTGCGCATGCGGAATCGACCCGCCCGGAACCGCTTCGCGGAAAAACAAATCCTGCAAGGCGGTCACCACCCCGGCCCGGATCGCCGCCGTGTCCGGCGACACATTCACCGTCACATTGATGGTCACCGGCGTCGGGATGATCACAAACAGCTCATCCGGTGGCCCGCGTTTCGGGTCGCGGATGTAATCCTGCACCGCCTGCTGCTGCCCAGCGGTCGGAAGACCCGGTGCAACATTGCCATCAGCCATGATGATCACCCCCGCCGTCGTTGCCCCAGCCGGGTTGCGCAAGCCCCAGGCTCGCGTGATGCCAGCCACCTGCAGCGCCCAGCGCGCATAGTCAGCCGGGCAGCCGCCCATCGGCTCATTGCTCAAACGCTGCTGCAGCCGGTAGATAGCCTGTGTGTCCGTTTCCGCATCGGCCCCATTGCTCACACCGTTTGGCATGGCCGCCACAAAGGCCGAGTCAATGCCCGCCACCGGAGACACCAGTGTCAAAGCCGTGCCGCCGATCAAATTGCTGGCCGATCCCGCTACCAGGGCGATCACCGAGGCGGTCACCACGCCCGCAACCACCGCCACGTCAGCACTCACCTGGTACTGCCGCCCATCTGAGGTTTGCATGATCGTGCCTGCCACCAGCAGAGTGGGCGATACGCCGGTGCCATTCACCAGCCCAGTGGCGGCCGCCGCTTCTTTGCGCGTCAAGCCATAGGTCGCCAACCACCCATCCAGAAACTCACCAGATGACTTGATTGGGATCGCTTGCCTGGCAATGAAGTCCCGCAGATAACGATAGGCACCATGCAGCCCCACCGCCTTCACAAACGCCAGCGCCTTGATGTTGCTGCGCGCTAGGTCCAGGTCACTGACGCCCAAACTGGTGGACGGACTGGCCGTCTGTTGACTTGCCAGCAGTTGCTGCTGCAGCAGCCTGGCTACGTTCTGCTGCAGGTCATTGATTGTGGGGATCGCGGTCCCAAGTGGCGAGCTGCTCATTGCGCCAGCCTCTTGATGCTGGTTCCCCAAAGCACGTCATACACCGGGCGCACCTGGTCGGGCTTGTAGATCATCGGGCGCACCGCTAGGCGGTCACCCCGTTCGCCCGCCCATTGCGCGGTCACAGCTACCCGGTCGGCAATGCCATCGCGCACAAGCCAATCCAACGCCTCCTGGGCGGCAAAGCGAGCTTTCTCCAGCACACCCGCCCCAGTCTTACCGTAGTGCCACAGCCAGAGTCGCGACCCCCAGGGGTCTGCGCGTGAATCAAAGTCATCACTGGCAAATTCATCACCCACCCAGCCACGCCGATCAGTCTCATTCAGCGGCAGGGTGTCATCGTTGCTGGCACGCCGGTCACTGAACAGCGACAAAATGATGGCCGTCTGAAACGTTTCCTCAAGCTCGACCGAATAGGTGGCCAGCACGTCGGCATACACCACCGGCACGCCGTTGGGCTGCGCGAAATCTTTCCAGGGGTAGGCTACAACCGGTCCGGGCGTGACCAGACGCCAGTCAAACGGCACGCCAAACACGCTGGCTGCATCGTTGCTATTGGGTTGGGGTCGGGTAGCCACATCAAACATGCAGCCAGTGTCTTAAAAGCACCTCACCAGGTCATGGTGAAACACTTCACCGGCTTGTCAGAAGTTGGCGGTGTTGTCCGAACCTCGCTGCACACTTGCATGGTTATGGCCAAGCACTTCCTTGCCACCCACCTTGAGACTTGTGGCCGCAGCCATAGCGGCCGACGCAGTGACCGCAGGCGTGTTGAAAACCACCCCAGCAGAGGCATTGACAACAAACTGGTCACAGTCCACCTGCACGACCCGCCCCGCCTTGAGTCGCACCATGTGGCCTTCCTTGTGCCACACCGCCACTTCATAAGCCTCCAGGTGCGGCCGCTCGGCAACGCGATCCATGCGGATGATCACCGTGTGGCCACCAATCTCCAGCTTCAGCCCCTGGCCATCGACCGGGTTTCCTGCAAAGCCATAGTCTTGTGGCCGCTGAGCGTCGTCACGCACATCGTTGGGCAGGCCTTCCACCCGGCCTTTCTGCATCTTGCCCTCGGTCAGGCCACGAATCCGCACCCAGCGCATCAAGTTGGCCCACATCAGCCGCCCCCTGCTTTGTCGTTCGGCCCACGCGGGTGGTTGGTGGTATTACCTCTGTTACCCCAGTTGTGCCGCTTCACTTTGGTTTTGAGCGGTGCCGTGTCATACGCCTCGACGGGCCGCACCGTCAGGTCTGTCACATCACCTTCTTTTAGATCACAGGTCTGCTTGACGCCGCAAATCAACCACTCGGCACCGTCCAGCCCGGCCACGTCGTCATAGATGGCCACGCGCTGATTCAGCGGCCACGGCTCCCCTTCAAACGTCCAGCCCTCTACCTGGTAGCGAAAGCCCATAGAATGCCCCCGGCGCACCCGCACCGTGTGTTTTACCAACGTGGTCAGCTCAGCCTGGGTAGTGTTGCCATCGGCATTGATCACCAGCGGCAAATACCGGGTGATCTCATCGTCCTTGGCACTCGCCTTCAACCCACGTGCCTGGTCAAAATCCATTGTCAAGTCGGTGCTTTGGCCGTAGGCGATGTATTCGCTGTGCCGCTCCTCATCACTGCCAATGCCCTCCATGGCAATCACATTCTGGCCACGCACAATCGACCCTTTAAAGCGCTTCGTGCCCGCCTTGGTCAGCAGCACCCGGCCTGCATCGTCGCTGGTCACCAACACCCCACGCAGCCGCGCCGCCCTGGCCACCGCGTCCAGTGCCGACTCACCGTGGCCAAGCTTGAAATCCTGCACCACCGCACCAATGTCGGTATCCACCTTCACGTCCAAGCCAAACGGCTGCACGATGTCCTTGATGATGCGGTCAATCTTGGCACTGCGCCATTGCCCACCCTTATAAATCGCAGAGCACCGCACCAGGTCACCCGCACGGGATCGGCCCGTGATGCGCATGCCACAGTCGCCACGCCGATAGAACGGCTCAGCCGCCAGCACATACCCGGTCAGCACCACGGTGTCACCAATCTTGATCTGCACCGAGTCCTGGCGCTTGATGGCAGGCGGCTTGCCCGGCACCAGCGAGATCGGGATGCTGAACGTCCCGCACAGCGCCTCCAGGTTGCGGTCCACCTCGCTTTGCAGCCAGCCTTCATACGCCACGCCGTTCACGATCACCGCGATCTTGGCGTTGTCGCGGGTGTACTGCGCCACCATCAGTCATGCCTCATGATGCGCAGCGCCTTGCCTGGCGGCACCAGCAGCGGGTGGGTGATGTGCGGGTTCATCGCCAAAATCTCATCCGCATAAGCCGCCGTGCCAAACAGCCGGTAGCTCACATACCAAACCGGCATCCACGCTTCGGGCGTGAAACTGGTCAAGCGAGCCATGTCCCGGCTGCGCTCCTGAATGTCCCGCAGCCCCGCCGTCAGCAAGGCCAGCATGGCGTCATGCCAGGCCGAGTCAGGTAGGCCATCACTGGCAGCCGCTGTCGATGCCCGCAACAGCAGCCGCGTGCACTGCGCATTCAGCGTGGCCCGCAACGCCAGGGCATCGTCATAACTGGTCAGCTCAGCCACTGATGCCGCCTGCACCCAGCTCGCCACGGCAAAAGACTCGATCAACTGGTCGCTGGCCGTGCTCAGCGCTTCAAGCTGCGCCCGCGCCGGGGTGCTTAACCCCAACACGTCGGCGTTGCCCGTGCCGAACATCACCAGCCCCGCACCAACCGCAGGCATCACAGACACTTCAAAGTCCCTTTTAGTCACCTTCGAAGAGACATCAAACAGCCCTTCAAACGCTGCCATAAAGTCTCTGGAAGACGCTGCGCTCAGATCGCTTGGCAGGTCAAACAGGTTGCGCAAAGAATCAGCCAGCAGGCGGGGCTCTCGCACCAGCGCATTCAGGCCATCGCGCAGCGCCTGGTAGTTGCCAATGATCGTGTTGCTGAAATCACTCACCCCGGCGGTCACTGACTTGATCTGACCCCACACCCCCGCTACTGATTCAGTAATACGCGCCACCACCCGGTCTGCCGCCCAGCCAGGCTTGCCTGAAAGGTCAAACGATGACGCAAACGCATCTGCACTTGCTTGCTTGGCCAGCTCCGCCTTGCGAAAAGACTCCTGTGGCGTGTTAACCACTCCAGTCGGATACCGCCTGGTCTCGGCTCGCACAAAGGCCAAATCAAACCGCGCCATGCCGCCCTCGGCCGTGGGGTTTTCTTTGATCGTGAACTTGCCCGCCACAAACACCCTGATGGAGCCCGCAGTCGGGTGCACCAACACGCCTTCACCAGTCAGCACCGAGCGCAGTTTCTCGCGCTGATCAATGTAGTCATCACCAATGACATAGGCACTGAACTTGATTTCTTCCACCGCCTCGCCCATGCGAAACACTGTGGGCAAGTCCTGAAACGGATACTCGCGCAGCACTACGTTGTCCCCGGCCGACACATCAATGCTGTCTACCTGGAACGGCACATCCCGAAAACTGGCCATCTGCAATTGATCAACCCAGCTCATGGTTTGAACCCTCCAGGGTTGGTGTTGCCGGGGTTGATGCGCACCAGCGACAGCGGCCGCATCACGCTGGGCGTCGCGCTGACGCGCTCATCGGTCACACGCACGTCGATGGCCAACGTGCCTTCACCCACCTTCACCTCTGTCATTCGACCAGCCGCAAGCTGCGTCGGCATCGCACCTGGTGCGGTCAAGGTCAGCATGTCAAGGCCAGGCACACCGCCAAACGCCGGATTCAGGCCCGCAGAACGCATGACCACGCTGGTCGGCAAATACTGCGTGCGATCTGCCTGGCGATCCTGAGGTGACTTCTTACCCCACCAATCCGACAGCGCACTGCCACCTGCACCCAGGGCAGCGGTTCCGCCCGCCGCGCCCAGCGCTGCCAAAACCCATGGTGCGGCAAGCCCGCCGGTAAATATCGTTGCCCCGGCTCCAGCCACGGCACCAGCCGCAGTCAACCACGGGTGGTTTGATGCCCAGGATGCCGTACTCGCTGCACCCCCTGTCACCGTCTCACCGAATCCACCCACCATGGCCCCCTGCGTATTCACCCCAACATCCAACATCTTCCCGTAGCCAGACGCCTTGACATCTTTCAGGTTCTTGGCAAGCTGATCGCTGCTCTGCGCCGTCTGACCACGCTCCATCATCTTCAGCAGGTTCGGGTCTTTGTCCGTGTCGGGCGCATCTATCGAGTTCATCATTTCGCGCCAGAAAAGCTGCGTGTAGTGCTCTCGAATGCCCGCCTTGCCCATGTTGAATGGGTTATCCAGGTGTTTGGCTTTCATGGCCCGCGCCAACTCGACGATGCCGTCCACACCGCCTTCCCCCTTGAAGTTGCCCTGATCGTCAAAGTAGTCGGTCACTTTGATGCCAAAGCCAGCCAGTCCACCCGCGCCCTTTGAGTGCTTTTTGCCGTCCAGCCCTGTCATGTGTGGCGTGGTAATGTGTGCCAGACCTTCCGAGATGATGGTGGTCACTTCGCTGGGGTTGGTCACCGTGGCGTTGCGCATCATGCGTTGCGTCAGCGCCCCCATGAAGTTCAACCCGCGCTCACCCTTGATGCCCACGGTTTTGGCAGCATTCAAAAATGCGGGTGCCTGGCGCGCCATGTCCATAGTCTCAAAGCGCCCACTTGTGGCATGGCTGTAAAGCATGTCCAACATCGCTGGCACACGTTCCTCTTTCACGCCCGACTTGGTGACCATGTCAAACACCAGGTCGGCGATCTGATCTGGTGTGGCATCAAACACCTGCGCCGCATTGGCCACAGTTGGCGTCAGCTTGCGGATGGAGTCCATCTTCAGACCAGCATTGGCAAGCCTGAATTGCGCCCTGGCCACGTCCAGCGGCTTATTCAAACTACTCTTGGACAGCCCAAGGGCATCATCCCGCAGCGTCTTGACATCACCATCGCTGAGCTGCGCATTGAACTTCATTTTCAACTGCAGCTTCTCAAACTCCATGTTGTCATCGAATGCAGTGCGCGCCAGATTCGCAGCTCCAGCATAGGCAGCCAGTCTTTGCACGTCCTGCATCAGCGTGCCGGTTTTTCCGCCACCAGCGGAACCTCCATCAGCCAGCGGCCTAGACAAAATCTCCCGCAACTTTGACGCACTGGTCACCGTCTGGTCAATTTTTGTCTTGATGGAATTCAGGAAGGTGATTTGCTGGCTGCTGCCCAGCCTGCCGCCGATCCGCACCATGGAGCGATCCAGGTCATTGAATTTGCTGGTGGTGCCCGTTATGGCCCCCTGCAGTTTCCCGATATTCCCCTGGGAAATGACCACCTCTTTTTCCATCCCCTTCAGCGCACCAGTGGTCTTCTCGGTCGCCTGACGCATGGTCTGCTGCGCCTTCTCCATCAGCTTGGCTTCTTCGGTGGCACGCCGACCAATGTCACTCACCAGGTTGATGGTGTATTTCAGAGTCAACTGAGTCATGGCGGTTTACCCCAGCTTGGCCAACTCAGCCTGCATTGCCCGAAGCCGCGCCAGAGGCATCTGTTCCAGTGAAATCGGCGAGCAATGCAGGGCCAGACTGAGACTGAGCAGGAGCCTGTCCCACATCAGCAGCCTGGCCCTCACGCTGTGGGGATGTTTGGACCGCTTGGGTTGGTGCACCGCCAGACACGATCCGGTCAAATTCCTCCGGAGTGATATTGCCGTACCGCACTTCGGCCGCTAGAGATATCAAGAACACCCGCTGCTCGATCAGCCCCAAGTCATGCGAGCTGAGCTTGCCCACCAACTCCAGGTCAATCATCGGCTGTGGAATCTTCTGGCCATCGCAGATAAACGCCTCGATGTGGCGCACCGTCATGCCAAACTGAAAATCAGCGTCGCTCACCAGCAGCTTGTGCACACCGCCCACCAGCACCACACGCTCAGCCTGGCGCTGGGCTATGCGCTCATCAGCCACATTGGTTTCGCGCAGCTTCACCACGCGGTATTTCAGGGTCTTGCCCTGGCTCTCGGTCGGAAGACCGTCCACCAGAGTCAGGGTGTAGAGATCGTCAATGTGTTTACTTTGTGTGTCCATGGCACCGACTGTGCCGGGCCAGACCCAAAGCGTCACGGTGAAACACTTCACCAAATGAAAAAGGGGCAGGTGATTAGCCTGCCCCTTAGTACCCTCGCTGGGCCCGCCCCCGGACTATTTGCGCACGGGGTTCAGGTGGTTATTCCTCAACTTGCACCAAATCGCAAACTTACAGCCATTGCGGCGCTGCCCGCACGTTGAACGTCACGTCCACCGACCCGCCGCCAATCTCGCCCATCTGTCCAAAGCTGCAATTGGTCATCAGCACCCGTCGACCGCTTTGCGCGTCACGCGCTGTAATCTGCACGCCGATAAAACCAGCATAGGCAGCCGGGTTCACGGCCGGGCCAAACTGAATCTTGCATTTGAAGAGCGTCGGCACCCGTTTGCGCTTGTCAAAGTCGTCGCCGCTGGCACTGGGCACCACCTCATTCTCAAACCGAGCCGCACCGCTCAGCAAGCCGGTGCCATCCTCAAACGCAATCGGCTTGCCGTCCACCACGATCTGGTCGATGTGAAAGAGCAAATTGTCTGTTCCTGCCATGTCTTTCTCCTGGAGTATGTTGGGTTACCGATCAGGCTCAAACCTGTCCGGCTACCGGGTAGCTGCTGATTTCGGTCTGGTAATGCTGTGTCACGATCACCGGCTCATCCTGCACTTTGAGCTTGCCGTTGGGGCCATCCACCTCAACCACCAGGGTTTTCTGGTAGTAGTCCATGTTCTGGCACAGCCCGGCGTCCATGAACAGCTTGTACAGCCCGATCATGATTTCCTCACCCAGCTGCTTGGTCATGATCTTCTGGCCCGGAATTGGGTCGGTGATGTACTGGGCAATCTTGAACCCCTGGTATTTGGTCTGGAACTCAGTCACGCGGAACCACCGGTAGTAGCTCATCGTCTTGATCCAGGCCAGCTCGGCCATGCTGCGGTCCGCCGCGCCTGAAGTCGTTTTCTTGTAGTTCGTCACCATGCGCAGCAAGGTGCCGCTGTAGTCCGAGGCGATCTGCAACGGGCTGCCACCGGCCACCAGCATGTTGTTGAGCTGGTCAACGGTCCAGTGCTGCCCCTGGATCGGCCCCTTGTAGCCCACCAGTTTGATGCCGGTGGCGGGTATGGCCGGATCAATCGCGGCCTGGCTTTCAATCGCCGCACCAGCCGCTGCCGCCACTTCCCACGGGTTGGTGCAATCTTTGGTGGTGGTGATGGTGTGCACGTGGGGGCTGTTGCGGGTGCTCAGCCAGGTCGTGTTAGCCGCCTCGGTGCCGCGAATGGCGTTGATCACCGTGCCATCCTGCATGTTGTTGGCCAACCAGCGCGCTGCCAGCTCGGTCTCCAAAATGGCCATGTTGGTGCTATCGGTGAATGGCACCACAATCTCAGTCGCACGATACAGGTTCATGGCGTTGATCAGCGGCGTCACATCCGGCGCAGCTGCCCCGCCCGACATGGCTGGCACTGTCACGATCAGACCGTTGGGCAGACGATCATCGGTGTAGTAGGTGGTGCGCAGGTCAATGTCATTGCCTGTGG